GCATGGTAATTAACACCTCTAATCGTGCGTTCACGTCCAGTATTTCAGGTGATTTCCAGATGATATTCACGTCATCAATTACAGGCGCTTTTGGTAGCCCGTTATTATAGACGTTCTGCAATTCAGCACTCATGATAAACATGCGTTTGATAGCACCGTTGTTCTCGTTCTGGAAGCGGTATATTTTACCAATCAAGCCCGTCTCGAGTTGCTTCAATGCCTCACCTGATAAATTGCCGTCTGCGGTCACTCCGTAAATAGGCGTTTGGGTCGCCTGTGAGATTTCACGAACAACCTTGTCGATTTCAGCGATGTATTGGGTCAGGTCTGTACCACCCAATTCACCGATCTTGATTGCCTTCAGGAATTCTACCTGTTCGGCTGTCAGGTCATAGATTATATTGCCCGCGTCATCCTTCATAACAAGGTTGATTACACCACCCGGTACAATCCCATCACGGTTGATCTCTAATCCAATGGCATAGTATAGCTTGAACGCTGACAACTCACTAGCCATAGTCATGGAATAAAGCGTCCGGTTTAGAATGTTCTGCAATGGTACAGCCGGTCGGATTTCGCTCTCCCCGTAATCAGTATAGTTATCACGTTGATTGGCATAGTGTACCAGTGGAATTTTCCCGTATTGCCATGGTTCCTGGCTTTTATCTACAGACTCACCAATGGGGCTTACTTCACGACCGCCAACATTACCCGCCCACCTGGTTATTCTACTAGGCTCATAGACAATAACCCGCATGGTTGTTTGTGCTGTGTCGCTATCCTCTAGCAGCTGGTTTTGATCGTCTGCCTCGCTCCATAACTTACAAGCCCACAATGGCGCTTTGGTGGTTGGGTCGAATATTGCCACTACGCCCGAATGCCCGTCATAAGGTGGCTCAGCACTCCATGACATTGTAGCCGGATCAATCAGGACGTAGGCGTCACCGTCACGAATGGCACCCCTGTATAATTCACCCTGAAGCGCGTCAAAGTCATTGCGGTTGGTAATATCATCGATCCAATCAGCCGCTTGTTGGTTGTTCTCCGCAACGCCACCAGGCATGACATTCTCAATGTGCAACCGTCCAGCCATTTTATCAATGATAATACGCATGTAGTTATCATTCAAATCTTCCAGATCCGCGTCATCGGTTTTCAGGCGTAGCATCGCTTTCATCTGTGTGGTAATGTCCGCGTCGTGGTCTCCGCGCTCATACCTGCGATATTTTCTAACACGTGCACCCTTCTTTAGGATGGTCGCGCTCCAACTGTTTTTAGCGTCAATAGATAACGCTAATGACGGGTTGGTTTTCTCCAATGCTGATATTATTAGTCCTGAGTTGTCCATGGTCTTTTCTCCGTTTTATTGCCGGTTATATAATTGCCTGTGGTTACGTTTAACTTGCTTTTTACACTATTAGCTAGATCGTTCCAACCCCAAAAGGCAGCATCTGCTAAATCCAATGGTTCATTAGGAAACCGCTTTAATGATCGTTCTAATATTTCGTGCGTTCCAATTACATGAACAATATTTCCTTTTTCGTAAGAAACTAACATTCTTTGATTACGTTCTACTTTTCCACCAGTGCCAGTTCCTGCTTTTGCTTGTTTTACGGATGGCCACAATATTGTTTTATATTCTTCTTCTGTATATGCGTTTTTCAATTCTTCCTTGACTACTTTTAATGCACTGTTAAATGATTCAAACCAAAGATCACCACCTTGATTAGTTTCAACCCCAACATAACTAAAGCCAAGTTCTATTGCTTTTTTGATAGAACGCTTTAATATATTCATTGGACTGTCAACGGCTTCCCAAGAAAACAATCTATAAATTGTTCCGTCCCTTGCTAATCCATCTGCAATGATGCCATTTGCACAACTTTCATCTGTTGATGTAACTGCCGGATCACACCATACACAACCCCTTACAAAGTCTGGCAATTCGTCGAATGTACAGTGTCTAAATTCAACATGATCCCAAATACCACCTGTCAATGTTACTTGATGTTGTGCTTCCTGGAGAAATGCCGTCAATCCCCATTCATTGATCTGTGACTGACATATATCTACTGATTGCCCCTCCCAAGTAGAAATACCACCAGTGATTTTATAAAGATTTCTGTTTAGTGTTTTATCAAATACTTGCTCATAAACCAAACCATCAACGGCTGCAAATGCACCGCTGACAATCCTATCCATGAGAAATTCTGCCCGTCCATCTGCTAGTTGTGATGCAATGCTATTTTCGTGTATCAGGTTTTGAATAAACAAAATTGCACAATTTGAAGATCCAGCAGGAAGAATTGACGTTGTTATTGTCTCAATCTTTTTCTGTGTCGTTTTTGGAGTGTCAAACTTTTCATCAACGTCATCGAAAATAATAAAGTCAGGACGCTGGTTCTCTATTTTGGCTCCACGTGTACCGGTGTCTAATCCAAGTGCATCTATAGTCAAACCGCTATCAGTTCTCAACCGTGACCGTCTCCAACCTTTAGAATGACCATACTTTCCAAGTTTTCTACTTGATAATGATTGGTCATATCTTTCTACGTTGCTACTTTCAAGCATTGCTCCGATTGTTTCAACGTGCTTATCTGCTTTGTCCTGTGTACTGGAAACATACCAGATATATTTCCTTACTCGTTTGTTTCCAATACGAACACATGCCATTTCAGCACTGGTTGATTTTGCTCCACCTCTAGGCCACAATGCGATAAATGGACGCGGTTTCTTCTTTGGGTCGATTGATTCTATCCACTCCCAAAAATCTACATGACGCTTACCAAACGGTTTATCAACATAATCAGGAAATAGAGACTGCAAACAATCACGCCATGATTTAAACTTAACAGGCGGTATAAGGTTCTTATTCCCGAAGTTGAATACTCCGGTATTAACCGTCGGTGTCTGAATCGCTGGTAACATGCTCACTCGATTTCGATAATGCTTCTAACAGTCTGATTGCCTTATCAGTCATTACGCCATGCAATACGGCCGCGTCCGATGCTGTTTGCTTTCGTAGCCATTCTTGATCTTTGAATTGTTCTGCTTGTGCTGATAGTGCTTCTAAATTAGACTGTAAATATCCTATTAGTAATTCTCCAATGCGTTCTGTTTTTTGGGTCACATTATTTGCAAGCGGTTTAGCCTTGCGGTTCATCCATGAGGAAACTGTACCTTTGGGAATCTGATACGATTTTGCAACGGATGAAATAGACTGACCTGTCAATAAGGCCGCCATAACCGCTGCTTTAGTCTCCTCTGAATATTTACTCATTTCAACCTACCACCATATTCCTTATCATCGTTCTTTACTACTCTCACAATAGCCACCGCAACGTGATCAAACAGCCATCCCATCAAGTCTTTCGCTTCGTCAAGATTGTATTCTGGTATGTTCAACGTTAAGTTAAACGTGCCGTCTGCCATACTGACAATCTTTCTAACCTCCGCTTCAAACTTCACAGCCTTATCCATCCCGCTCCCCTACCGCGTCTGCGTGTGTGAACTCGTTTGCCATGTGTTGTCTCCTTTATGGAAATGTCCTGTAAATGTTACCTACGGGTGATAATACACCACCCTCGAATAACCCGAAGGCATACCAGCCATCTGGAATGTATTCGGCTTCGGGGTCGTATCTGTTGGTAAAATATGCGTACCGTGTAATATATGCCTTGCTATCAATTACCGCTAACAATGCCGATAATGATTCGGTGTCGCCCGTTGTGTCTGCAAACTCTGTAATCCATACTTCGGGATGAATACCTGAATAGTGATAGATAAATCCTTCCGTGCTTGTCCACCATTGATCTAATTGTTCGACTGTAATCCATGATTCCACATATCCATGAAATCCGTAGTATTGCGGCTTTGGTGTGTTCGGATAATTAGTGTTCAACTCAATCAAAAATTCGATGTACCACATGGAAGACCAAGCGGAGGCATTACCTACAATCAGTTTAGCTTGTGGTCTAGCCTGTACAAAATCGGCATATCGTTTAGCAGCCTCAATCGGTTGTATGCCTGCCCCATACGGTGCTGGATTGTTGGGCTCATTCAGAAATAGCACAAACCCATCATAATCTACGGGTAAGTTATCATCGAATAAGCCATAGTAACTCATAGGAATATGTCTACTGTCCGCTGTTGGCTTTGGGTAATGTGTCCACGTGTAATACCAACCTGCCCCAACTTCGTCCAAGTCCTCAAGAAATGGAGTCACCAGCGCAATACCCTTGTTGCTGTCGTATGATGTTGGAATTGGTTCGTCTGGTATTGGTGCTTCGTAGTTATTCGTAACTAATGGCAAATAGACAACCATCATTAACGCAACTAATCTACCAGCAAACTTTTTCATTTCACCTCAACCCAATATGTCTTGGCTTTTTCGGGATCAAGTGCCAATGTCGAAACATGTGCAATCAAACATCTGTACACTTTAGATTTGTACACTGCCATATCATCAACAGAGTATGCAACATCTACCGCCCACTCTGCCACTGTTGCTGCTGCATCGTAATACTTCGCCCATTTTGTTTTATCCTTTCTTGCATAAGCGACCACCGATAGACGCGTACGCGACCGCGGAGGAATTAAACAGATACCAATGCCAGAGACCAGCAGACCCACCGTAAAGCCAGGACCCGCCGACGAAGGCAATTCTTTGCCCTGAAGCCTGGTAGTAATAATCTTTATACAAATTACTGCTCACATCCACAGGCATTTCTACCATCGGATTGGCTGGATCAAATCCCATGTATTTTACGTATCCGTTCGCGTCCTCATTCACGTACCCCATCTTCTCATACGGAGCTGCAAAAACATTGCTGGCATAATCATTTGCATCTTTGCAAAACCATCCCTGGTAGTCATTAATGTTGTACCCATCCACAAATTGCCAGACATTCCCATACAAATTTTCAATCCCTCGATACATAAATGGATTTTTACCGTTCGTATTATTCGCCAGTGATCCAGACGTTGCGGAAATTCCGGAACTAAATCCAGATTTCCAGCCTACGTTATAAAGATAATTTCCAATGGAAGCATTGAACGCTGCCCCATCAACGGTTATGGTCGTGCTACCAGCACCTGGTGTGTCAACATCAATCTGCGTAATGTTACGGCCATAAAACACCTGATTACCACCCTGTGTCGATCCTAGTCCAACGGGTTGCCCAACGGCAAATTTAGCACCCGACACATTAGCTACAACAATTGTGTTAGCTGCTGCTGTATCCGCTGTCAATACTTCTGTCGCTGCATAAGTTCCACTTGTCCACCCAGCCATAATCGCCTGGCTATTCAGCGTCGCAAACTCAACCGTGAACAAAACCTGGAGCATATCATACACGTGAATGTCCATTTGCTGATACCCAGTACCGTTGGCTTCTGCGTAGGTTCTAAATTCGACGATGTTCTTGTTTATCAATGGATATTCGTTCGGCAAGCTGTTTAACTTCGTACCACCCGTCAGGGTCGTGCCTGCAGGATACTTTCCAACATAAACCTTATCTAACCTAGCACCGGTTGAAAAATTGTAGCACGCCCACGGCCAATATGAATTTGGCATTCTCGCCTTACATATCTGTCTTATAAGGTGTGTGCCTGTGTCAACTTTACGAATCCAAAATCCTGGAACTGAAATAAACTCGTTGCTGTCAGCGTCCGTGTAAGTGTCAAACTCTGAATAGATAGAAGCGGTATCAAAATCGTTGGTTACACTAGAGGCGTCAACACCGGCCTCAGCTGTCATACCTACGCTCGCATTTATACGAGTTACAGAACCATCACTTTTGTCGATCTTTACACCATAAACCGCTTCGCCTGCGTAGGTTGTCTGGATTTCATTGATTCGTTTGCCGCCGAACAATAACATTATCTTTTGTGATGCACTATTCATCGCTACACTCCTCTCCCCTGCTTTATCGCTAATCGTGGTCGCATTGGATTATCACCCATTATCCACCACCTTCGGCTTAGCGCTCCGTTTTCGTGCCGCTGCCTGGACGTCCTTCAGGCGTTGCTCGACATGGTTCTCGTGTTCGGTCAACTTGTCGTCATGCGCCTGCAGACTTTCGCCCAACTTTGCAACAGACATGCTCATGCTATCAATGGCTTTTGTAAGTTTACCCATGTCTTCCACGTTGCTCTTGTTCAAGACGGTAAAAAAATCGCGCCACTCTGCATCCCTTTTGCCGATGTAATTCAGGAAGATGATAACGACAATAATGACAGCCCCTGCGCTGCCAAAATTAATAAGACTTGCGATCGTTGCTGGCTCCATGACGCCCCCTTAGTTTTCTGGTTGTTCAAGTTTTACAAATTCAGCCTCTACAATTGATTGAGCGGTCACGTTTGCAGCGTCCTCTGTTGCAATACCAGCAATTACGGCATAAATTACAGGTTGCCATGCACCGATTAACCAGATTATGTTTTCCCCTAATTCAGGTGATACATAATGCGCTATAAAATAGGTTGCCGATGAAATAATTACATCAACCAGCATAATACAAAACTTACGCGATTTGAAAAGATTTGACATGATTTTTACCCTCCGGAGGTAATTAGATTGATTTGATACGATATACCAATAATCAACTTTTACATTAGCACATTTATTCTATGTTGTCAAGAACCAACTTGTGAATTGCTGAATTTGTTAAGGTTACCAATTCTTCCAATTACATTCGCGTTCAATCCCCACTAGTCCCCGTTCTACTTTCCCCAAATCATCCTCACCGTATCGGCATAACCGCTTACCAGCCCGTCTCCGTGCCTTGGATAGTTTACGCTTCCAGAATCGCCCCTCGTGTTCACTGCCCCACATCTCGGAGAATGATATATTAGCCCGTGCTAACCTGTCCTCAATGAAGCGGTTGCCCATGTCACTTATACCCACAATCAGAACATTCCATCCGGTGATTATAATAATTGTCCCACGCGTCCAGCATGTCATTGTCGGAATACACCTTGTCATCGTACACCTTGCAGTATTCGTCATAGAGGCGTTGGCCTTCTGCACATAGCACAAGTTCACCGATTGATTCTGGCATGTTACCTCCAAGTCATAATTTTATAATCTTTTACTTTGATGTTGCCATTTCCGGTATTTGCAACTGATGGAGTACATATATCAAATATAATGGTTGCTTCTTCTTGTGTTTCAAACCAACAAATAATAAAGCAATCATCGTGATAATAAAATTCAACTCGCTTATCTTTTAATCCAACAAAAATCAAATTTTCATACAATATTGTTATTTTCATATTCATCCTTTATTTACGTTCTAAAACAATATCAGCTGATAATTTTCCGTTGTTTTTTCTTATGTTCATCAACACAACGTTTCTAACCTGCTTGTTATGGTGTTCATCAATTCCAATCCAAACGGTTCGCTCATGTCCAAATTCATCTTCGTCCAATAATTCGTTTAAGATTTGTTTTAATTCTCTAACTGTTATTCCATCTTCAAGTGTATATTGTAAAGCCATCTTATCCACCTCTCCTGCAAACAACCTCTATCACCCGCAACCTGTACCAGATTTGATACAACATGGTTGCCAGCATTATGATAACCGTAATTATAATAATCGTATCATGTGATTCGTCTGGTTTGCGGTTTGTCATCATCATCCTCGTCATCATAAAAATACTCATAAGAATTTGGATCACATTTCTTACAATGGCAACTATTATCAACATATTCTTGCAATGGACACCAATCAGGCTTTTTTTCAAAAACATCTACTGTGTTTATTTTCTTTGCTAAATCACAAAAGTTATTGTTACCGAACATCATGCCAGTAAGATAATCACAGTTAGAACATGTTTTTGGTAATTCATCAACTAACACTTTGTAGATTTTCATATCGTCTCTTTTCGCATCACATCCAGGGCTTGCTCAAGCGTCCTGACAACATGCCAACCGCAACCGCTAAACTTGGTATGCAGTTCTCTTTCAGCGTCCGTTAGTTTCGCATCAAGATATTTGATTTCAAGCATTACCGTCCTAAAATCGCCCCTTACCATCAAGTCAACGTGACCGCGCCCAATCCAGCTTGTGTCTTCAACCTCATAGCCTGCCTTGCGCAATCCTTCGCGTATTTCCTCATGATTTGTGTCTGTCCGCTTGTCATACTTCGTCATTGTTTCCTCATTTCCTGTCCATTTTGCAAAAGGCAAATCTATACCAGGTCGCCAAGTTACATCATTATACAAATCAGGCATGTCGATTTTGTCATCCTCTCCAATCCATAAATCTCCGTTATCGTCTTGGGTAAATACCATATTTGCTTTTTTCCATGCCAGCTCGACACTCTGAAACCAATTCCACACCTCCAGATATTGCTCGCTGTTGATCGTGAACGTCTGGTTTTCGTCAAGCTGGGACTGGATCCATTCGACCATCATTTGTTCGGCTGATTTCATCTCCTGCGTAGGATATTCACCGGATAACGCCCGCTTCACTTCGTCACTGTTGAAAAAATCTTTAATCCAGCTCATTTTTCACCTCTCACTCAATAATACAACTTTCCCGGCAACATTTCAATACCCAATATTACGGCATTTAACGGCATTTAACGGCATTCGGACATTCGGACATTTCGGTCATACACCCTCAAGGTCGGGTGACCGATTATTCCACCACTCACTGCACAACTGGAAGAACACCTCAGGCGGCATAACTTCGCAGTCAAACCAGGTCCCAACCTCGATCCGTATTCTCGGACGCGGTGATTTGCTATCCATGACGAAGGTCACATTGACGGGTGTCTCGTGTAGTTTAGTCATATCGCTCTCCCGTGTTCAAATTCTTGTAAGGTCGCAGATTACTAAATTCGTCAACCCAAACAAGATGACCTGTTCTTTCCAACATCACAAAATAATCATACGTCTGAACATGTGACACAATGTCACGTTTTGCAACTTCGCGCCGTAAATCCTGCATACTGATACCCATGGTTTTATGGTCCACAATAATTTGAAATACCTGATTTGCTTTATTGATAACCGATGGGTTGATACTATACTTTTCGCCGTTTTGCTTGCGTGCATAGTCAAGTTTTCTTTGCCTCAATATCTCTTTGCAATCATCACAGGTAAACATTCCGAACTGTGGACGCCAATACCAATCGCCGCAAACTTCACATGAACACAAACATTGTATCTCGCGGTCTGTGTCGGTATAGGTTCTCATGGCGCGATCTCCCGCTTGAATTTGTAATCAGCATTGTATTTGTCGTTATAGCGTTTCATTTTAGCTCCTCAAATAACGTAACTTGATTTGTCTGTTTTTTAATTAAGGTGGTCGAATAACCATTTGTTTTTATTTCGTTTCTAACAGTAGTACATTGATTAATCCATTTTTCAGCATCTCTGTAAAATTGTTTATTGATTTCAAAACCATAAGCACGTCGCCCTAAGTTTTCAGCCGCAACCAAGGTACTTCCGCTGCCAGCAACTGGATCAATAACTACATCGCCTTCGTCTGTAAAAATGCTTATAAGTTTTTCAAGTAGTTTTACTGGCTTTTGTGTCGGGTGAATTTTTTCAAATAAATAATCCTTATCATCTTCCCAATCCATAACGTTGAAAATCATTTTTCCATTGTTTCTAAACTTTGGCAGTTTTTCGCGGTATAAAATCAACCCATATTCAGCGTTGCCAACTACTCGCATATTAGCCTTCAATACTTGGGCTGAAAAGTTTTTCCTAAAAACAAGGTTTATATAATTATTGATACCGTATTTTTTAGCAAGTTCAATCAGATCCATTTGTTGATCAAACGCACAAAATATAATCATGCATGGTGCTTCGTTGCGTTCCTTTGGTTCTTTTCTCATTAGCTTACTGCAAAAGTGCATAAATTCAGCAGGCTTGAAATAATCGTCTGAATTGAAAAATGATTTTCCTGCCAAATTACTTTCACCATTTTTATTGTCACCTCCAACATACCATGAAGGATTTGAACCATAGGCGTTTATTCCGATGTTGTAAGGAATATCAGCAATAACCAATTGCGCCGGTGGAATATGATAGCCTTTAAAATTCTGAAAGTGGTCATTTATCAACATTGTCGCTTCCCCTTTTCATCCGTTTCAGCATCTCGTCACGTTGCAACAGTAGCATCGTCCGCTCTTGTCGCAGTTGGTCAATTTCATCACACATCTTGATAATTAAACAATCGGAGTGTGCCTGCCAACAACCTTCCCAGTGTTGTCCAAGATGGCAAAAAAACTCATAATCGTGTCGTATCATTTTTGTGTTTATTAAGCCTGTCATCCCGTCCTCCGATACCGTCGTTTCAACCCGTCCAGCAACGCCAGCTTGATCTTCACCCGGTCGCGGTTGCGTTGGGTGTCAGCCTGCTTCCATTCGCGCACGGCCTTTTTGTATTCCAATTCGGCTTGTTGTCGTGCTTGCCAATAAGTCATCTTATGCTCCTCTCTCTAAATCGCCAACCCGAAAATATTCAGGTTGCATAATCTGTTTGAATACACCAGTAGATCCCATTGTGTTTTTATCCACCAGAACATCGACAATATTTGAATATCCGTTCTCTATCCTGTCACGTCGTAACAATACCACCAGGTTTGACTTATCGCTTTTTTCACCGGCACCCCTGACACTGGTTCGATCAACATTTTCAAATGATGTCTGCTTGCCTTCTTTACTCATTTGTGCGACCATCAATACTGGAATGCCCGTCATCTCCGCAAACGTCTTTATCTGCTCCACGTTGTCGGCTTCACGCTGATAAGTATTGGTACCGAACATCTGCAATTGCCGCTTTGAAGCAGACGCCTTTTCGAGGTAATCCAATACCACTACATCGCATTCATCCTCATTGACTAATCGCCGTAGTTCTGTAATAGTTCGCTCCATAGTCCAGCCCGGGGTGTGGAGGTAGGAAATATACCCTTCCCATTTCAGCAAGCGCGGCTTCACTTCGTCGATCTTTTGTTTCTGCAATATATTCAGCTTGCCGCTTTTTATATCCCTGGGTGTAATACCAGTATGACGCGATGTTCTCCGTAGCATCATTAGTTTGCGGTTTAACTCGTAGTGGACGAACACAACCCGGTTTTTATGTGCCGCCCAATGTTCAGCGATTGATTCAGCATAGATGGTTTTTCCGGCACCGTCTGGAGCTGTAACCAGTCCTAGCATCCCGTCCTCAAGTGGATCTATAATATTATTCCAGGATTGCCATGGCCATGATAAATCGCGTCGTAGACTCTCGGGCGTGTTGGCTATCTTTTCGTAGTCCTCAATAATCTTACTGGTAAAATCGAACGAATCAACCCACTTCAAAATAGCGTCCTCTTCGCCAGCTCCCATGCGTGCTAACATTTCAGATAACCAGCGACGCAATTCTTCTGGTTCGTCCTCTGCCATGCACCGTCGTAATAATTCTTTAGCTAATACTTCGTATTGTACGATTTCAGGATTCATGTTTGTACATCCTCTATTCCACCGCCCCATACTCTAAAATCACCCTTTAGAATTTCGCGGTTCATTGGTTTTTGTTTTTCTCGTTCTGATTTATATTGATATATTTTATCCACTGTTTGCTGTAGTGTTGGAGGTTCATTCTTTTGACCACGAAAATCATTTTTATACCACCATGACTCAAACCCTTTCAAATCATCTATTGTATATTCAGCTTTTATAAGTATCTTTGCAGTTTTACCAATTTGTCCTGCTTTTAATTTCATATCCAGTTTGCACATTTCTGCCAGTGCTCCAAAATAAATTTGATGTTCGGGAACTTTGTCTTTAAGTATGTCTTTAACCTGTCTTTTGTTGTTACCTGTTTGTGTAACACCTCTGTTACCTGCTTTGGTTACAGTGCTGTTACCTGCTTTGGTTACAGTTACCTGCTTTGGTAACACTTCATTTTTATTGAATCTATTTCCTCTTTCAGCATCGGATTCTATCCCGATCCATTGTTCTATGTATTTATTAAATCCGTAAGTTGGTATTTGGCCTTTGTCTAATCTCTTATAAATTATCTTTTTTTCAATCAATGATTTCAATGGTTTTAATACATGTTGTCTTTTGCTATCGGTTCCCTCTGCCCACTGGCTTAAACTTATAATATCCTCCTTTTTATTCCAGCCGTATGTTTTTCTGAATAAAAATAAAACACAGCGAAACTCTGCACCAGATAGCCTTGCCTTCGATAATGCATCGAATATTGCATTATGAACCCTGGTAAACTCGCCTTGTTCTATTTGAATGTCGTTTCCGTTGGTTGCCATTGTTTCTCCGTGTGTTTTATAAAAAAACCACTTTGGGGTTGTGTCCGTGTCCGCAAGTGCTATCCAAGTGTAGCATTACACAGACACACCCTAAAGTGGTCTACTTGGATCATATTACAGCTTGCGGACTGTGTTTGTTATATCTCATATTATACAACCTTTTTATTGAATGTCAAGAGATTCATGTGATTTGACCCAGCCAAATCTTTTGGCAATGCTGAACAATGTCGCAATCGTTACCGCTCCGCCTTCACTACCTTTGTCATGGAATGATTTCCATTTTCGCTCCACTTCGCCCTGCTTACCATCCGCCCAACTTTCAGCCAGATTATAACCAGCGTCTCCAAATTCAGAATGAATACCCATTAGCACTTGAACCCATTCGTCATAAGCAATGCCCCATGGTGGGATCAACCGCAAGGCGTCCTGTACCTCTTTTTGTGAAGCAGGTGCCAGATAGTTTTTTCTAACCGTCAACCGTCGCTCATTGTCCCCACTGTCTTTATAGTTCTGGATGATTTTCTTTATAACATCAAGCGGTAACACCTGATTGATCTTGTAAAACTCGCACCCCTGGGAACCGTAGAAAAATCGGACGGCATCTTTACATTGTCGATCAGCGGTGCCAAACAGCCACAACAAAGCACTGGCAGCCATTGTGTAATTCTTGGCCTGCATGATGGGTTGATCCAGGAGAAAGATCACTCGTGACCTGGGTTCTTCCGGCTTATGGCTTATGGTGGTGTACAAAAATGACGCATATTTGGCTATAAACTTATCGCGTGATAATTGCTCAAGTGAGCTGCTTTTATCACCGGTATCGAAGTCCAGTCCAATGTGTTGACCACAAATATAATTCTCGGATGTTCTCCAATTATTCTTGTGTTGGGTTGTAATGGATCTACCCAGGTAGATGGCAGCCATGATATTTTTTTGCTCAAGCTCAAAGTTGACGAATGACGCGTTAAACTTTGACCACAAATCCGAACCCTGGGGAATTTTCTTATCCAGCTTAAAACTCGATACCGCTATTTTGTAGATCATCATTATCCTCGTGTATTTCTACGTCGTGAAATTTTGCATGACACTTCCGACATAATACAATCAAATCAAGATCATCCTCAAGTAAAAATCTAATGTAAGTATTATGGTGTGTATGCAGGGTTGTATCATTTCCTTTTCGATTGCACAACTGGCACCGATAACCAACTCTATTTTTTGCCTGCTTTGATTTTTCTTTCCATTCATCTGACCTGTAATATTCTTCTTTTGTTGGTAGCAAGTCTTTTGATTCTTGATATTCTTGTAATTCAACCCTTTTTATTCTTTGTGGTATGCAATATTCTATTATTGCCGTTATCAAACTATCAGCATAATCAGACATTATCTACCATCAACTTTCCGATCTTGTCTGATAAATCCCCTTCATATTTACCCTGGTGAACCTTTGCCAGGTTGATAAGCTGGTGAACGCGCTGCTTACTGATACCCAGGGTTTCACCTATTTTCTGGTATGTCATGCCACTTTTACGCAGCTTCAATACCATTACCCACTGCAATTCATTACGTAACTTTTTACCGCGATCTTTTATCATAATGCCTCCGTTTATATAATAATACCACTTTATAACAAAAAGTCAAGCAATTGTTAAAAACCCTTGACTTTTATAAAATAGGTTGTATAATCTATATAAGTTAGAAATTATTTGGAGGTATAACATGAAACAGATCACAGCGAAATACCACAACAGTATAGTCCAGGTGGACAGTATCAGCCACATGCCCGGGCGCGTAAACATCCACACCATCGACGGCACGAGGCCTTTCAGCCGCTACTTCTGGGGAGCAGGTGCGGCACCCGATGACAGTGGAACCGTGTTCGTGGACAGCCTGACAGACATCAAGGTCGAATGGTTGCCGGAAGATGACCCGTTCGAACCGACTGACCCGCCTATTGAATGGCAGTATGACGAAGGACACGAATACCTGATGGAATGTGAATCATTGCGGAGAGGTGGATAACATGACCCTGCTTCAGATCCTATTCGGTGGCGTGGCGATCATAACGGTGCTGACAGTGCTCAGCGTAATTGGATATTTACGGAGGATGAAATGAACGAGGAACAAAAACAAAAAGAAGAATTGATGGCATATAGTGATAAGGAATTGAGAGCAGAATTACAGCGTAGGGAGGAAGAAATAAGGAAAAAAACAAAACCAAAAACACTAACTGGAATAGACTGGGAAGAATTAATAGACATTTGCGAAAAGTATATTGACGACCTTGACAAACAGGGTTGGGTTGATGATGACATGTATCATTATATTTTCGAGACAGCAATAGAAACAGTGTATGGTAAACCCATTTGGGCGTGGATACGGGAGAAAAAGAAATGAACGTGTTGAAGATCGTGGTGGATAAATTACCGGAGAAATGTGTATATTGTGATATTCCTTTTTTACTTTGTAAAGCAATGACAGATAATGAATCAGTTTCTAATCAAATATTGTTAGACATGGCAACCCGCCCCACCTGGTGCCCCCTGGTTGTCGAGGTTCAAGAAGTGTGCGAGTGGAAGCACAATAAACACGAAGGTGACAATGATTTTCAGATTCCACAATATGACAATAAACACGGTGTTAGCTGGTGGGATTCAGTAAAGCACCAATTTGTTTTCTGCCCACATTGCGGCAAGCCTATCAAGTACATCGAATCCGAATAAATAGAACACTTGTATCTATTATTGTGATATGGAATCTGCTATTATGGATACAAGAACGAACAACAAACAGGAGTAATCATGAGTAATATGAATGAAAAAAAATATCACATTGACAACATACCGGCAAGCGCGATTGATATTATTGAAAAAGCTCGATCGTATTCAGAAGAATTTAGTAGCGGTGATTTTTTCTTTACCAGCGTAGCAGCAAATATTTTAAGAGAACATGGTCATACGGTTGGTGAATTAAAAGAGGAGCACCAATGCCAGTAGAAATCATAATCATGTTTATAGCAGTGTTCGGAACCACCGCCATAATGGCGAAATTATCAGATATGTTAGCGAAGGAGTAGAGATGGAAAAATCAGAATTAGCAGTATCAGAACAAAAGAGCTCGCTAATAATGCGTGCTCAAGAACAAATGGAAATAGCCAAACGGCTTATTGTAAACGGTAAAAAATTGCAAGATGACGAAGTGCGAGCACTGGCAGTATATACCGCCCAAACAGGATTAAATATATCCATGAATGAATGTTATTACATGCCCGGAACCGGCCCGATACCGGGCATTGCAGGCATACGCAGACTTGCAAAAGAAGCAGCCATGGCAGAGGCAAATGACGCAAAATATCGACTGGTTGGCAAGGGTTACAGACTGGAATTTGTATCAGGCGAAAATAACAAACTTGAAGCGGTTTATGATACCAAGAAAAACGACATTGCTTATGAATGTATTTTGACCAGCGATATGGACGAAGCGTTCTGGCTCAATAAATTGTTTTCGGTAATGGACAAGTTTTCAGCTTACAAATTAGACTTTTCAGACGCGAAACAAAAAGCCATTGAATTGATAGGCGATTGCCCGAAAATATCCTATGTAGGCGTAGTTTATGGATCTGAAGTTTTTAGCTACAATGGCAAGCCAGAAAAAATGGATCGACACGAACGGGCAAAGAAACGAGCTGAAAAAGGCGCGCTCAAGAAAAGATTTGCCCTCCAAATCAATGTTGAATTTGAAGAACCGGAAGAATTTATTGAAATGGAAATTCTAAACGGAAATGGCAACACTCCATTATTAGACAATTCAAACAAAACAACGAACGAGCTTATTTCAGAACTTGGGTTTGAAGTAGATCCAGAAAATCAGGCACCCAAACCCCTGGAATGGTTCGACGAACCAGAATCCATGGTAGAAGCCGCTGTTGAGTTGGGCGGGCAGGTGAAATCCAGCATGAGCCTTGAAACAGCGGAGGCCGTGACCAATAAAGACGGTGTGCGTTACGGTGACATTGACACAAAGACATTATCCCACATGGGGAACGCAATCACCAAAGCCATGGAAAAGAACGGCATGAGCCACGAGAAACACGAAGAACACCAATTGAAGCTGGACGCAATCAAGGTGATATTAGAATCACGACAATAATTATAATGGGGGCTGCGCATCCAACACGCAGAGAGAGGATTGATGAAATGATGAGATTTACAAAATTAGTCCAAAATGAAAAAGGGTATTGGGTTCAAGTAGAGTGCGATGGCAAAGGTAATATAAATCCTTATTATGGCTATCGTTGGACATGCCTCCCGCACCACCAACCCAAAACCAAAGTCAAGTCATTGGAATTTTACGAGGACGTCATACGGCGCGCGATTGTATGCGAGCTGGTGCTATCTGACAGAAAGCCTGTGATAGGCATTGCCCGGTGTCACCCCAAAGACAAATACGACGAAGAAATAGGATACAAAATGGCGCTGACTAAAGCCATGGCTGACATGAGCCGCGAGACCCGGGCGATTGTGTGGAAATATTATTTTCGGAAGATTGCGAAGGAGTAGAGATGTTACAAGAAATGAAACACGGATTAGAAATTAGACACAAGGAAAATCTTAATGGAGAGGTTACTGTTTGGCTGTGTAATTACGACAACGGTCAAGAGGTGTTAGTAAAAGATTTCAGCATAATTATGATACTAACTGATTCTTATAAGTTCTCTGAAAAATTAGCCAATGCACTGGAGTGCAAAATTGTTAGATATGTTGAAAAAACAACATGGAAAATAAAGGAATAACCATGCCCAACAGAGTGACCATATCAGCGTGTAAACACAAACGGATCGACTTCCAACCCTATCGATCTTATTGCTCAATTCTGGGTGAGCCCAACTGCTCCATGATATGCCCGCACGTCGAAATTCAGATTGCGGAGATTACAGACAATATGGTGATGGAAGCGGAGAAATATGCCACCAAGGCGTATGACTTCACTTCGGGCGGGACCGTAAAACCAAGGATGGTGACAACATGGTAGATAAACATACTTGTGGATGGTGTGACAAATGTTTTGATGCTAGAGACGAAGCTATAAAACATGCTCAAGTTTGTGATGATAATCCAATGGTGGAGCGGATAGCAGCCCTCGAGCATGAGCGCGATTACCTGGATGCGAGACTGGCACAATTTGAGTTGCTGGCAGAGGAGTTTGTACAATTCCAGTTGCCTGACCACATGTGTCGGATGCGATTTATACAATTGTTGAATTGTGGCAAGCCTATCAAGTATGTGGAGGAGTGATGGAAGAAATAGACTGGCTTCTAATTTTTGTTATGGTAGTTATGTTCATAATTGGTTTTTATTTTGGGTATGATGTTAGAAAAGAAAGCGAGGAGTGATGGAAGATAAAAATGTACCATGCCCTTTTTGTGAGGAAACAGAGGCACTTGAAATAAACCACAAACTAAAAGCAATAGAATGTGGGGGATGTGGAGCAATCGCCCCAACGAGTATGTATGAACCCGAAGACCTTGACCCCTACTTTGAAGATATTGAAAGACGGTGGAACTCTCGCCCCATTGAAGACGCCCTCACCGCAACCATAGCACAGAAGGATGCGGAGATTGAGAGGTTGAGGGCAATGTTTAAGAAAATATACAATATTCCATACCTGAATCTGGACAATGCCTCTTGTATTGCAGAGATGCAAGACGTAGCAGGAGAAGCATTAGAGGTGAACTATGACTGAATTTACACCTGAATGGATTGAGAAAGCAAGGAAAACAGGACGAGTGTCGAAACCAAAGTTAGCAGAAAATCTTTGCAAAGCCCTTGACGAAATTACCCGTCTCCAATCACGTGTGCAAGAACTGGAAGCCGAGCAAAGGTGGATACCTGTGAGTGAGAGGTTACCAGTAGAAGATGATTATTATAGTGTTGCATTTCGTTTACCAAACAATCAGTATGTTACTGATATTTATTATTACCTATCAGCCACAGAGCATAAATGGTTTATAAGAAATGACGCTTATAGAATAGCAACATTTTTTGATAGAGTCACCCATTGGCGACCATTACCCCAACAACCAAAGGAAGGTGCCAATGAGTGAATTTCCAATGAAATTAATTGGCAAAGAATTACCTATCAGTATTGTGTATCAATATGAAGATGAAATACCAGAGAATATAAATGACATAATTTATAGTGCTATGTTTAAGTCAAGTTATGTTGATTTTTGTCGTATATTTCCAGTGCTAAAAATTGACGGTAGATATTTTTATCTCATTGAACAATGTGATGCAATAAAGGACGGTGAGTGATGACAATTGAAATAGGTGTTGAATTTTGTTTTGCTGCATTGGTGTTTATGAACGTTTTCTTTTGGCTTAGTGTTGCGTGTGGAAAAAGGTGGGAACGTCAAGACAAAGAGATTAGCAGGTTAAAGGACGAATCATGATCTGGTTAGCCATATACCTTATACTGACAACAGCCTTCCTGGTATTCTGGAAATCCGCACACTACCGAACGCCGGACGAAGAAACCCGCGATATTGAGGAGGAGGCAGCATATTGGAGGGAACAAGCAAAAACGAGATAATATCAGCGCAATGTCAATTTATATCTAGGACGTAGGGCTATTATCCTACGTCCTTCTTTTTATGGTCTAACAGCCTTGTAGCATTCTTCCACTTCCTAAAATTCGTATCACAAACGGGAACTCATTCCCAAAATTCACCGCAATTTGTGGAGTGTGATTCCACAAATTCCAAGGGGTGCCGTGGAAGTTTCACACTAAAATGCAATTAGTGACGCGTTACTATCGAATTAACGTTATTATCGGTAATAGATTGCAGATTATAATTTTCGTAATTTGACAGCATTTCCTTTCTGGAGTGAAAAAACGAAAGAATGTTTCCTTGATAGAAGGAAGTCACAACCGTACTTATCTTATATCGCAAATACGCTTAAATCTTTACATGACAACCGGCTCATGCAAAGAAAATAGCA